CTACCTGTGTTAGATAATAAGACGTTTGAATCAATGAACGCAGAATATGGCAAGGAGGAGATGAGAAAAAATCTTGCCGATTATATTGCAACTGAACGACCTGTATTTCCTTTAAAAGAAATATCAGAAGAAGATATGAAAATATCTTTTAATAATTTAAAAAACTTTGATACTAACTCCATTTGTATACCTAAAGAACAAGTTGATAAGGAAGTTTTTGAGAAGTATGATGATTATGAGTATAGTTATGAGAAGTATGGGCTAGGTTTAATTAATGGACCAAGTACTTTTAATAATGTATCAAATTTCTTTATGCAAGATTTAAGATTAGAATGTGGCAGTTATGGATTTAGAGCACCTAAAGAAGTATGGGAAAATGGTGACGCATATGCTATATGGAAATGTTTAGGTCCTATATGGCGTGGTATTAATGATGTTCAAAACAAAACTATTACAGAAGTTGATGGCACTATAACACAAAAATTAGTTGGTGGCGAGTTAAGTTCTAAAAGTTATATGGGTGCTTTCAGACTAGGCACATATATTGCAACTCAATTTAAACCTGTTGTTGCAAAAGCAATATATCAGATGACTAATGCTAAAAGAGTATTAGATACGAGTTGTGGTTGGGGTGATAGACTTGCAGGTTTCTTTGCTTCAGATGCTGAAGAATATTATGGTTGTGATCCTAATCCAAATACTTATGCTAGATATACAGAACAGATATCAAAATATAATAAATTATTATCTAAACCTAAAATAGTAAAGATATGGAGATGTGGTGCTGAAAATTTACCATATCATAAGTTACCACCAATAGATGTAGCATTTACTTCTCCACCTTATTTTTCTACAGAAGAATATAACAAAGGTGGTGAGTTTCAAGAAGATCAATCATGGTCTAAATTTAATGAGTATGAAAAATGGCGTGATAATTTCTATTTACCAGTTGCAGAAAAGTCAATGGCAATATCAAGATTTTTATTTGTTAATATAATGGATCCTAAAATCAAAAATACTAGATATAGATCAAGTGATGAATTAGTTAATAGATTAAAAGATAAGTTTCTAGGTCAGATCGGTATGAGGATTATGCAAAGACCTAAATCGGACAAACTATTTGCAGATGCTAAAGCAAAAGCAGACTTTATGAATAAAATGTTTATAGAGAATGTTTGGTGTTTTGGTGATAAAAATTTTGATTTATTTCAAAATTCCAGAAAAGGAAATTTAGATGAATTTTTTGGTTAACAGCTTGACTATTATAAATAGATGTAGTATAATGATAATAAAAATAATTGAGGATAATAATGAGTAATTTTCTAAAAGATATAATTAAAGAAACTGGTAATGAGTATGCTAGTTTAGTATCAGACGGTGCTTCAGGTGACGTAGATTCGTTTATAGATACAGGTTCATATATATTCAATGCCCTATTAAGCGGAAGTATTAATAAAGGACTTCCATCAAATAAAATAACAGCAATCGCAGGTGAAAGTGCTACAGGTAAAACTTTCTTTGTATTAGGAATGTGTAAAAACTTTCTTGATAAGAATCCTGATGGTGGAGTTGTATTCTTTGAATCAGAATCAGCTATCACAAAAGATATTATAGAAGAAAGAGGAATAGATAGTAGTCGTATGGTTATCATGCCTGTCACTACTGTTCAAGAATTTAGACATCAATCTTTAACTGTATTAGAAAAATATACACAACAAGATCCTTCAGAAAGAAAACCATTATTACTTGTATTAGATAGTCTAGGTATGTTATCTACTACAAAAGAAATAGCAGACACAGCAGAAGGAAAAGAAACAAAAGATATGACAAGGGCTCAACTTGTAAAAGCAGTCTTTAGAGTATTAACTTTAAAATTAAGTAAGGCTAAACTACCTTTAATTATTACCAATCACACATATGACGTAATCGGATCAATGTTCCCACAAAAAGAAATGGGTGGCGGGTCTGGTTTAAAATATGCTGCCAGTTCAATTATATATCTTTCTAAAAGAAAAGAGAAAGATGGTACAGAAATAATTGGCAATATAATTCATTGTAAAAATTACAAATCAAGATTGACTAAAGAGAACAAAGTTGTAGATGTTAGATTAACCTACGACAAAGGTTTAGATAGATATTATGGTCTATTAGACTTGGCTTTAAAACACGATATATTTAAACAAGTTTCTACTAGAATTGTATTACCTAATGGAACAAAAACTTTTGGTAAGACAATTAATAATGACCCGACAAAATACTTCACTAAAGAAATACTAAAACAATTAGATGAGGTAAGTAGTAAAGAGTTTAAATATGGAGATGGATTTGAGGCCGATACCACAACCCCACAAGACGACTAACCCTAAACATAGGGAAGACTATGTGTTTGTAGAGAAACCTGGAGAGGACTTTACAGCATTAAAGTTAATTAGTGGTCCATTTTCATCAATAGTTTATAAGTATGGTGCAGTAGGTTTCAGACCTGAGTCTGAAAAAAGAGCTGATGGCACTTTACCTATGCAATTTGACTATACTGTTATAGAAAACAAGATAGAAGCAGATTGTGATAGTCAAGAATTTATTAACCATGTCGGCGACATACTAGTTGTGTTGCTTGATGAAAAACTGAAAGAAAAAAAGGCTGATGGAAAGAATTGAACGAACAGCATTAAGTAATTTAATTCATAACGAAGATTACTGTAGAAAAGTTTTACCTTTTATCAAAGAAGAATACTTTGTAGATAGACTTGAACAATTATTGTTTTCAGAAATAAACAAATTTGTTATCAAGTATAATAGTCTTCCAACAAAAGAAGCTTTATCAATTGAAATTAATGGTAGTAAAAATATTAATGAAGATGAATATAAAAAGATAACAGATATCTTAGCTGTATTAAATAAAGAACCTGTCAATCAAGAATGGTTAGTTGAAACAACAGAAAAGTTTTGTAAAGAACGTGCTATACATAATGCAATACTTGGCGGTATTCAAATACTAGATGGTAAAGATAAAGAACATACTCCAGAGTATCTACCAGAGATGTTATCAAATGCTTTATCAGTTTCATTTGACCAAAAAATTGGGCATGATTATCTAAAAGATTCACAAGAAAGATACGACTTTTATAAAAAGAAAGAAGAAAGATTAGAATTAGATTTAGAGTTCTTTAACAAAATTACAAGAGGTGGTATACCAAGTAAGACTTTGAATATTTGTCTTGCAGGTACAGGTGTTGGTAAGACAATGTTTATGACTCACCTTGCATCATCTATATTATTACAAGGTAAAAATGTATTATATGTTACTATGGAGATGGCAGAAGAAAGAATTGCTGAAAGAATAGATGCTAACTTATTAAATGTTGGTATGAGTGATCTTGAAGAATTGCCATATACAATGTATGAAACAAAAATAAATAAATTACAAAGCAAAACTGTAGGTACGTTAATCATTAAAGAATATCCTACTGCTTCTGCTCACACAGGACATTTTAAAAATTTATTAAGTGAATTGGCAATGAAGAAATCATTTAAACCAGACATTATATTTATTGATTATTTAAATATATGTGCTAGTTCAAGATTTAAAGCAGGTGCAAATGTTAATTCATATACTTACATCAAAGCAATTGCAGAAGAATTAAGAGGTCTTGCCGTTGAGCATGATCTACCTATCTTCTCTGCTACTCAAACTACAAGAGGTGGTTTTGTAAGTAGTGATGTGGGATTAGAAGATACATCTGAAAGTTTTGGTTTGCCTGCAACGGCTGACTTTATGTTTGCTTTAATATCAAGTGAAGAATTAGAAGAAAAGAATCAGATAATGGTTAAACAATTAAAGAATAGATATAATGATCCAACAATCAATAGAAAATTTATTATTGGTGTTGATAGATCAAAGATGAAGTTCTATGATGTAGAACAAACAGCACAAACAGATTTAGTTGAAAGTGGTCAAACACCTACAACTGATAATAAATTCGGGAAAAAACTAGGTCAATTCTCGGACTTTAAAATATAAGACCTAAATTAAAAAGGAAAAATAATGGCTCAAGGAAAAGTAAAATGGTTTGACGCAAAAAAAGGATTCGGATTTATTACACCAGACGATGGTGGTAAAGACGCATTTCTTCATGTGTCAGCTTTAGAAGCTGCAGGTATACCGTCAATTAAAGATGGTCAAGCAGTTACATATGAACTAACAGAACAGCGTGGAAAAGATGCTGCTGCTGATATTGCATTAATATAAGGAGGACATATGGCAATAACTATAGACGAAAAGCAATATGACGATACCAAACTAGACGAGAAAACTAAGAACGCTGTTGTTCAAGTTCAACAAGGTCAAGCTAGGTTAAGACAATTGCAAGGTGAGTTTGATAATGTAAAAATTATCGTTGCTCATTACAGTAAATATCTAAAAGATAATTTATCTGAAGATGCTCTAGTAAAAACAGACGATAAGCCTGCTGATAAACCAGCAGAACAACCTAAAGTATAGTATGTTTAAGAAAGTTAGTAAAAATAAAGTTAGAAAAAAAAGATTTAGTTTTAAAAGAAAAACTAAAAATGGTGCAACAACACTTCACCCAGGCGATAGAAGGCCTGCGGAGGATATTTCTAAAAATAAAATGTTTTATGAAAAGAAGTTGAGTAAGTATAAAGGACAAATGCGTTGGTTGGTTATTGAAAGACCGAGCGGTAGTATTATTCTTATTACTCATTTTGAAGATAAAGCAAAAGAACTAACTGACTTTCAAAACAAAAACAAACAATGGGTACCACAAGGTGGTATACCTAATTTTTTAACGTTAGGAAAAATATGATTAGAAGTGAAGAACAAAGTAAACGCTTTACCGAAATACTTACTACGATAAAAAAATTACATGACGATAAACGCCATGACTATGCAGACACGGATGATATATTTGCTAATTTTAGACTATCTAATTTAGCAGGTATATCTCCTTGGAAAGGTTCTGTTATTCGTATGGGAGATAAATATGCTCGTATCAGTAATTTTATTAAAAAAGGTGATTTTAAATTTAAAGAAGAAAGTATTAAAGATACATTAATGGATATGGCTATATATAGTTTAATAACTATTGTATTGTATGAAGAAGAAATGTTTAATACACATATAAAACAATTTGAAGAAAATATGAAACCAAAAGATAATAAGGAGATATAATATGCCGAGTGAAGCTTTAAAAGGATTAAAATCAAAAAATTTTACATCACAAATTCAATCATCTTGTGGTACAATACCAGCAGAAGATATAAAAAAATATTATGATATTGCTATAGCAATGGATTGGGGTGAACAAACTTACATACCACTTGGTGGTAACGATACTCAAAAATTTGTTTATAAGATAGAACAACCTTGGGTGCAAGAGATTTGGGATAAAGTAAATCCTGGTTGTGTATTATTAAAACACTATCTTAATGGTCGTGGTAAAAATCAATCAGAAAGCATTGATGCTGGAATTAAAGAAGGAGAATATAGTATAATCGTATATCTAACACCTGATATGAAACCAGGAGATGGTGGCACACTTGAATTTTGGACACCTAATCTTACAGACGAAATGAGAGCAGCTGCTTGGGGTACACCATGGGGATTAGATGGTGAAGCAGGTAAAGATATTTTAAGATCATACTCTCCAGAAGCAGGTCGTGTTGTAGTATTTGACTCTAGGATACCTCACGTTCAAAGGTCAGTTGAAACAGATAAGTCTAGTATATCATTAGTATTCAAAGGTTCCATAGGTGAACCAAAAGGTTTAGGTGCTAAACCAATAATAATGTAATTAATTGGGGGTGTAGCTCAGTTGGTTA